AATGATTCATACCTTTGGGTGTAGATACAATTATAATCTTTGTTGATTTACCAGATGATATTGTAGGATATACTGAACTAAAAAAGTCATCTGCAATATGATTTGGTACAAAAGCAAATTCGTCTAAGAATATGATGTTGAAAGACATACCTCGAACTGCTGCAGCAGATGTAGATGCTGCCATAATCTTAGATCCATTATCTAATTCTAAACTACCTTTATTCCATACAAGAATACCTTGCTGCATCCATTTCGGTAAATTCTCATATGCAGTCTGTAATCTACCTAATAGATCTCTTGCAGTCTGTGCTTTGTTTGCAAGAATACCAATGTTGACACTATCATTGAAAATAGCATAGTGTAACAAATATGATACGGATGTCGTAGACTTACCAGTCTGACGAGGCATCATACAGATATTAAATCTATTCTCATGAAATCGACTTATTAACTTCTCTTGAAACGGCCACATCTCAAAAGGTACAAGACCTTCATCAACGTTGATAATCTTGATATAATTCTTTGCAAAATATACAGGATCTTCTTTACACTTAATAAATTCTGAAATCTGTTCTTCAGTGAACTCGATTTCAGTATTCGCTTTTTTTAGATTTGGATTTCCAAGATATACATTATTAGACATAATACTTTAGCAGTTCCACTTACGAAGTGATTTATTTATTCTTGAATCTGGATCTCTCGCTGTCTTTGCTGATGTAAGTCTTTTCTTCATACCTTTCATTCTAGCACAGAATGACTTTCTTCTGTTTGCTGCCTTTGATCCTTTCTTTAACTTAGATGGTTTTGTTGTCACTGCAGTCTTAAGTTTAGATCCAGGATTTGCTGCACGATATGATGCAACTCCTTTTGCATTTAATCCACCAGACTCACTCTTACCTGCCTTTCTCTGCCATGCAGGACTCTTTGCCTCTTGGATTTTTTTCTTTATTGGATTCTTATTAGATAATCCTTTATCACTAATTATTTCATTCTTTACTTTATTTTGTGCTACAGTTGGAAAAACAGCATCGCCTGATATCTTCTTTTTTATTTTCCTTTGTTCTTCTATTTCATTCTTTCTCACATATTCTTTTCCACCAGCACCTATATCAGTTACCTTGACTTTGATCTTTGATGGATCTCCAAGTTTAACTTTAACCATTTTTTTCTTCGCCTCTTCAACATAACCTAGTTCAGATCTCCAATCCTCTTTCTTCATTTTCTTTTTGGCAATAGCAATCGCTGCTTGTTGTGCAGGATTTGCAGAATAACCCTCTTTTATATTGGAAGAAGTATCGACCTCTACTTCTTCGCTTTTAGTCTTTTTTACGCAGTTTGGATACCTCTTACCGAACATTGTCTTCATACCCTTCTTCTCGTATCCCTTCCAACACTTCTCCTGAAACTGTTGAAATGATTCTTTTGCAAGTTTATCAGCTGCATCTAATACACCTTTGTGTCTCTTCTGCATCTTCTTATAATCACCTTTAATCGCACTAGTTCCTATTTCTGTAGATGCTTTCTGAACATAACTACCAAGAGTTTTCTTGCTTATCTCATCAATATATTCTACCGCTTCTTTCTTTGTACTATTCCCCCAGTTTGCAGCACCTACTTTACGACACTTAACTAATGCACCTGATGCGTATGCACTTGGCCATACTGAATACCTTGACTTGACTTTATGATAACAGGCATCTTTACTTCCACTACCTTTACCCTTCTTGTCTTTTACTTCATATAGAAATAATTCTTCATTCTTCCAATCAGAATGCATGTCTTCTTTTTTCATTTTTCTTTTTGAGTCAGTACGGACATAAGTTGGTTTTGCAGCACCACTTTTAAACCTTTGATTTGGATCTGCTTTTCTTTTTCTTCTTTGTGCTGATTTTCTTTCTGCATCAGACATTGATGCTCTTTTTGCAGAAGAAACACACTTAGGTGTTGATTTTTGACCTGGTTGACGAGCACAAGGTTTTCCTGAAACAACCTGAACCCAACCTGGTTTACCACTCTTTGATCTGGATTTACCAAACCATGCACGAAGTCCTTCTTCGTTCAATTCTTTTTCTTCATTATTTAGTTTTTTAACTGCATCAACATCATCTTTATATTGATTAAAATAATCTTTGTTGATCTTGCTTCTTTCTTTGGTTTTTTCACCAATTCTTTTAGCAATATCACCCACCTTTTCAAAATCCTCCTTCATTGCTTTAGTCTTCTTTTTCATCGAGTTGATGAATTTTCGATAGACTGCTGCCTCAGAGGTTTTACCCATCTCTCTCGCCCTTTGTTCCATAGCAACAGCCGCTTGAATCTTATGAGCATGAGATCGAGAAGAATTCCTGATCTTTGAAACAGACGCTTTCGCTGTAGCAACATCCTTGAAACCCAATCCATGAATAGTTCCTTTAGGATTTTCATCAGTATATAAGTCAGAGTGTTTTTTAGAATTTGCAGGTTGACCCTTCTTACGAGGAATACGAGGATTTGACTCCTCTTTCAATTTTTTTTCAAGAGTATCTGCTTGTTTGTCATGTGATTTGACAGACTTCCTTAATTGTTTAATAATTTTTTTAATCTGCCTATCTTCATTCATTTTTCTTGACCAGAGAATAATAATGGTTTTGTAGGATCATTTCTTGCAGGATCAAAATATAATATAATAGCATTTGGATATGCCTTTCTCACTTCAAAAGCAACTTCTGCTTTGCTAGGTCTACTAAACTTAGGAAAAAACATATTGATGTCATACATTTTTCCTCGCCAGTTAAAAACAATATTGTAAGTCCTACCTCGTTCTTGAATACGAAGATATGACTCTCTGATGTCTCTAAATCTTTTCATTATAACTTGTGACCTTTTATTATTTAGTCTTTTTTGTACCAGATTGGTTTTTTAATAATTTCTGTAATTCTGCAGTTGATCCAACAAATAATGCATTATTAACTGTAGATGGACCTTTAGAATCTTCTGCCTCTAAATTTTTCATCTTCTGTTGAAGATCAACTAATTTATCTGTGGTGTCTGCAACGTTTTTAATTAATTGACTGACAACTTCAAACGCTCTTGGTTGCTGCCCTTCTTGAGCAACTTCCATAATGCTATCAAGTGCTTCTTGTCCTTTTTCTATTAAAGAATATAAATTACCTCTTGTATATTCGTAGTCACGAACTGAATCTTTTTTATCTTTTTCTACTGCCTTAGATTCTTTTTTAGAAATGGAACTCTCTTCCTCATCGACAACCTCGATGTCGAGAGAATCATTTATGGCATCAAATTTACTCATACGTCAACTCCTTTTGTAGGACTGAATGATCTACCATCATTAAATGAAAAACGATTTTCACTGAATCCGAAATCATCTCCTAGATTGAATTCAACTAATTCATCGTCTTGAGCATTTATGGCACTAATTCCAGCACCACTGTTATGAGTATCTATAATAGAGGAATATTGTGCACGATTTACGAGTAATGTATTTCCTGTAATTTTTCGGATAAACATAACTTCATTATCAACTTCAATGTAAGTTTTCTCAACTAAACTTGTAGCGTCAACCACATTAAATTGTGTTTTTATTTTATCTAAATTACCATCCAAGTTAGTTACTGTATCATCATTATAATCTCTAGTTGCAGTAGGAGTAGCAGTATATCTGAGATCTCTTGATATACTCTTTCTGTCTCCTGTACGTGCAGCATAATCCACTTGAACTTTTTTGATAAGTCCTTCGGAAGATGTTGGAACAGGACCAAACAAAAATGTTTTTGCTGTAAAGTTAAGTGTATGTGTTATAACTCTTTTTTCTTCGTATCCACTTGCATAGTTATCATCAAAAGTTAAATTATCTAATATCATTGGTATATCTCTTTTCTCTCCAATAGATGAAACTAAATCTACTGTTAAATTAAATGATGGTTGAAAGAATGGAAGTATCTGTTCAATTATTTGTAATGCATCCTCATTATACTGAGTCATTATACCAAGATTAAATCCAATATTATATGGAACTGGCATGAATACTTTCTTAGCAACTTTATTTCCTACAGTGCTTTGTGCTTTGAAAGTCTGCATTGTCGATACTTTTCTCTGAGG